CCATTCTGTTTGTGGTTTAAATATTGGTTTCTGTATCATCTTTGTTTACCTTTTCTATGTTAGTTAGTTTCTCTATATCTTCATATGGAACCATTGTAATTTTATCTAACCTACCTTCTCTTTGATAAACTTGATAAATACCTTTTCCTTTTTCGTAGCCTTTCTCCTGTAGTTTATTTACTACATGATTAAACAACTCTTGTCTATCTACAACTAACCAATACTTGTTTCTTTCAAAAACAATGTAGTCAGCTTTACCTTTTACCCAACCAGGTTCACCTCTAACGTTTGTCCCTTCAACCCAAGCAATGTCGTCTTGAAAATTATTGTCCCATCTATTTTTCTTTTTCATTCCTTTGACATCAAACTTATAAACTTTATGTTTAAATATTCCTTTGACATCCCAGTGTTCTTTCATGTTTTCATAGTTGTTTGCCCACACTGGATTAGTTAAGTTCTTTGCAAACTTTTCTTCCGATATCTTTGCTTGTTTTACATATTCTTCCCAACTCATGAGTAATCCCTCTCTAATATCATTTCTAAATAATGTATTGCTTTTTCTATATCTTGTTGTTTTCCTTTTGACTGATGCCTACAAATATATTTTATAGCATTGCCTTCCGCGAATAATAATTTATTCTCGTTAATAAATTCTGCGGGTTGAATCTTCATCGAGCGATAGTGTTTCCCGCCTACCTGCTCTTCTAAAGAATTATATGTTGTTCCTTTAAACATATCTTTATTTGTCATAGTACCTCCTGCATTGGATAACATTTGTTTTCATCTTTCGGTCTTATAATGTGTAGATGTTCTTTAGTTCTTGTTGCACCCACATAGAATAATCTTGTTTCATCATCTTGGTTCTTGTCATATGATTTTTTTGTATTGTGTGTAAGATCAGTGAGTAATACTACGTTATCTTCTTCACCACCTTTTGCACTGTGTATAGTTGATAGTTTGATCCGTGGTTCTTTGTTCAACATCTCACCATTACGTTTCATACGTCTTATATAATTAATTCTTTTCTGTCCTGCTTGATCAAAAGCTTCATACCAAATCTCTTTTGTTCCAAGTCCGTAGTCTTTTTGTAATTGATCTAAACTATACAAACTATTTTTTACCATTGATTTTAATTTATCCTTGTTCCATTTTTCTTTGCTAATGTATTTTGATATGCCTTCTATTTGTTTTGAATCTAGCATCTGTCCTTGAATCAAATGCTCCCAGTTCAAAGCTGCTTCTTGAATATCTTTTTCATACAACTTCTTAAATCTATTCTCGTAATAAAAACCTTTGTCTCTTATCGTATCTTCTAGTGGGTCTAACATAGATCTAGTTCTAGTTAAGACTAACCATTTACCTGATGACATATCTACATCTTCAAAATTATCATATGGTGTAAGTTTTCCTTCATGTTGTTTTGGATTCCAGTTCTTATCTATTCTATTGTTAACTCTACCAATAATAGAACTAGCTAACTCATGTATTTTTTTTGGCACTCTTCTTGATTTAGTTAGTGGTAAAGGTTTTCCTTTTTGTGTAATAAAAGAATCTACATCTGCACCAGCCCATCTAAATATTGCTTGGTCATCATCACCTGCAATATAAGAGTCTACTGTTTTATCCCATATTGTCTTGACCATATCCCATTGCATTAAAGATAAGTCTTGTGCTTCATCTACAAATACTACATCAAAGTTTGGTGATTTATCTGACTTGATAAATTTTAAAATCATATCGTTGTAGTCTATAAGATTGTATTCTTTTTTATATCTGTCTAGTTCGTTAGCTAAGTGTATTAGTGTTTTGTATTCAACATCTTGATTGTGTTCTTTTAAATTATATTGTCTATCAATACTGATGTTTCTTAATTTTGCTAAATGTATGATTCTAAGATAATCACTTTTAGTTGTGAACAATCCTGTTTCCTCTTCATCATAATCGTTATAATCTAAAAATAAATTTTCTTTTCTACCTAGATCTTCGTAGTGTCTTCGTTGCATAACTTGATTCTTTTTAATACCAAGCATTCTAAACGCTAAAGAGTGTAGTGTTCTAAAGTATGGTAGATCATCTTCAGATAAATTAAACTTATCCATCGCTCTACCTTTTGCTTCGTTAGCTGCTTTCTTTGTAAAAGCAAAATATCCAATACGATCTGGGTTAGTTGTTTTTAAATAGTCATCTACTTTTTCTAAGAGAGTATGAGTCTTACCTGTACCTGGTGGTCCTAATACTATTGTTCTCATATTAGTACGGTGACTCCTCCTTCAGCTTTCTTTGTGTATGAGTATTCTCTGGTTTTTCAAAAGCATCTACTACCATAATAGTTGGTCTCTTCTTACCAATAATAATTCTATCATCTTTACAACTACAGTATTCTTTTAACATCTGTTGAGTGACCTGTGGTTTCTCTGGCCATTTCTTTCTTTGTAGATGTCCGTGATAAAATTTATGAAATATAAATTTGTGTTTGCCTTCTTCTGTATAAACATTTCCATTTAGTATATCTTTCTTTGTAGTCTCTGCAGCAGTTCTATTTGTGCAGAACTCTTCTAAATGTTCTTTCAACTGATCTACTATTGATGATCCCTCTGGTGCTTTTATTATTTCTACACCCTGTAGTAATTGATCAACATATGTTTCAAATTCTTTCACCGTCACTCGTTTTGGTTTTTTATTTATTTGTTTTGCAACAGTTCGTCTAAACAATCTTTGTTCTATTAGATAGTCTATGTTATCTAACTTAACTCTTTCACCATCTACATTTACCCAATAGTAAGGTTCATCTAATTCTACTTTCTGTAAATCAGATAAGATTGGAAATACAGACTCACCACCAATACCAAACTTTCTAGTTCGACACAGTTTCTTATCACAATGATTACACATTGGATCTTCATTACATTTAAAACCTAAATCTTTACCATCATTAAATTTTATTTTACCTTGAACTATTTTATCATCCAAAGGTCCTTCAGGATGTTTCTCAAAGTATTTATAATTAAATGCGTTTATCTTTCCTTGCCAACTCTCTGGCCATTTTCTTTTTGCATATTGTATGTATTGATAAAGTATTCTATCTCTACCATCTTTTATTTCTGTTTGTGTTATTGATTCTAAACAAGGAGGACCATCACTAAACTCTGACTCTGGTCTTTTTATTTTTAAATTTTCTAATTGATCTGGGGTTATTTTATTTAACTGATATAGATTAAAAAAACCATCCAGACTAACAGCTTCTGCATTTTCATTGAAGCAGTATCTTGTTGTATTTTTACAATTAAAGTATGGTAAATTAAGAAAGTTTCCTGTATCATCTTTGGATTTTAATTCTACTTGTTTTGGAAAAACTTCTGATCCACCATAACCTAGCACTGCACTAACTGACACTAGTTTGTCTCTCATTAGTTTTGCTTCAACAGGAACTGTTGTAAAACAAAATACGTGTGCACCACCTGATTTAGATCTAAATACTAACAGTGGTAAATTTAAATTTTTAATTTTATCTATTAATTTTTTGTGGTCAAAACCTGCATAAGAATCTATATCGATACATCCCCATTTACATGTATTGTCATCTGTGATTGGTATAATACCTAGACTAGGTTCAATACCATTTAAGTGATTGTGCCACATTTTTTCTGTGACCATATCTCTTTGTACAAAAGATTTACCTTTTATCTTTTGACCATCGGCACCTTTCCTATCCACATAAGTGACGCCATGAGCTCTATTCAAGCCCTGAAATATTTTAATAAACTCTTCCATAATTTTTAAAGGGCGGATCCACTCTCGCTTAGCCGCCCTCTACCTAGGATTTTATTTAGTATGGCGATTTTTCTGTTTGTTCAGTTTCACCTTCATGTTTAACCTCAACTTCACCTTTGCTAATACTAGCAGCGAAGTCTTTAGCTATCTTGTAAGATGACTGATCTTGAACAGGTCCAATTTTACTAATGTCCCAACCAAACCATGATCCTTTGTCGTTTGTCAATTGAACTGACTTTAACTTATAAACATGGCTGAATGTTGGCGGAGTGAATAAACCTTTTTCACCCTGCATTTTAATTGACATCATCATAGAGTTCCAACTTCTACTTACCTTTAGTTGTGTTCTAGTCATTGATACCAAAGCAGTAGAAGGAACAGTTCCAAGAACTACAACAAAATGATTTGCTGTATTCTCAAGATAATTACCATTTGGTAATACATCTCTGTTCATCTGATCTCGTTTAGTTGTTTTTACAATAGGATCATCTACTGCATGTATACTAACAAGACCTCCCCCTAGCTCTCTAGGTTTCCACTGTAGGTATTTTCTTTCATAAGAACAAGGTAAAACCTCTATACCTTTTGCACCATCGAATAATTCTTTAGTGACAGAGTTTAATATCATTCCAGGTTCTGCACCTTGAACGTATTTACCAGCATCTCTTTTGTTTACCTCTGGAGATAACTGACCCAAAACTTTTATAAAGGGTAAAGCAAGATCTTCTTGCTCCATGTTTTGAGAACCTACATTTGCATCAGCTTCAAATATATTAGCAGCCAAAGCACCTGTTTGTTTCTTAGCTATGTTTGTTTCGTTTTTCATATTTATTTTTTCCTTTTTATTGTTGTCTTATTTCCAACGAATACGCTGAAAATTTCCGCTGGCATAGGTTTGCCTGCCTCAATACGCTCACGGACTAGCGCTTTCAGAGTCATGGGTTCAACCTTCAACTTCTGTGTTGGTTGAAGCCCTTGACCCTTCGCAAGTTCAGCATATTCTGCTGCCTTGTTGTCTTCGCCACGGCCGAAAGATACTACTACTTCATTCTTAATAATATCTCCCAAACCATTACTTCGAAGCCAGTTATATGCCGCTTCTTTATTTGCTTGTGTAATTGTAGCATTATAGAACGGCTTAACATCTATCTGTGATCCATCCATAAGTTTGAGTTGAGATAGTCCCATCTCAGACATCATAGTTGGAATTATTTCTCCAGACAGAAGTTCTAAATCTTTTTTCCGTTGTTTGAGTTTATCTTCAATTCCTTCTATTTCAGAAACTAAAGATTCCATCTTTTGTACTTCATTCGATAAAAGTTTTAAGTTTTCACTTTTATCTAGTACATCTGTTTTGTCTTGTTCAAAGTTTATATTACTCATCTATTTCTCCTTTCTCGTATAGATTAATTTCAATAGGATAATATTTTCTTTCTTGTTTATCCCACTTGAGTAAATTATATTTGCCATTTGTAATATCAGATACAATAGAACATGCAACACCTATTATTGCAGGATCGCCTGTAAGTAGTAAATAATCTTTCTTCTTAAAATTTTTTAAACCTTGTCTCAACTTATACACGAGTGGACCTGGTGAAAAAATTATTTGAGAAAATTCTGGCAGTAAAAATTTAAACTGACCGTAGTGAGATGCACCCATAATATTTATTTTAGGATTACCTGCACGAGTACCAGCAATTTCTTGTATTACATAAACTGTAGATACAAAACTACCTTTTAAATTTTCATATTTATTGCTTTCTGACATTGACAAATCATATAACATCCTTTATATATAAGTCAATAGAAAGATATTATGAATTATAAATTTAAGACAAAGCCATACGCACATCAATTAACTGCGTTGGAAAAATCGTGGAACAAAGAAACCTATGCGTATTTTATGGAAATGGGTACAGGTAAAACAAAAGTATTAATAGATAATCTTGCTATGCTATATGACAAAGGCAAGGTAGATGGTGCTTTAATTGTGGCACCTAAAGGTGTAATAGGCACATGGTATAAACAAGAAATACCAAATCATTTACCTGACCATATAGAAAATGTGTCAGTAATGTGGCAGTCATTAATTACTAAAAAACAAAAAGATAGTTTAGATTGTTTATTTAAACTAGAAGAAAAACTACACATATTAATAATGAATGTTGAAGCTTTAAGTACATCTAAAGGTACAGAGTTTGCAGCTAGATTTTTAAACTCACATAAAACTTTAATGGCTATTGATGAGTCTACAACTATAAAAAACTCTTCTGCCAAAAGAACTAAAAATATTTTAGCTCTATCTAAATACGCAAAGTACAGAAGAATTATGACAGGTTCTCCTGTAACAAAAAATCCATTAGACTTATACTCACAATGTGAATTTTTAAGTCCGTGGTTATTGAACTTTCAATCGTTCTACGCTTTCCGTAATAGATATGCTGAGATGAAAACAATACATGCAAGAGGGAGGTCAATACAAGTGGTACACAAATTTCAAAACATAGGTGAACTATCAGATAAATTAAAAAATTTTTCTTACAGAGTATTAAAAGAAGATTGTCTAGATTTACCTGACAAAATATATATTAAAAGAAATGTTGCACTAACATCAGAGCAATTAAAGCTTTATCAACAAATGAAAACAATGGCGCTTGCCATACTAAATGGTAAGCAAGTTACTAGTGTTACAGTGCTCACACAGTTAATGAGATTACACCAAATAACTTGTGGACATTTTACAGCTGATGATGGCACTACACAGCTTGTTAAAAATAATAGAATAACAGAGTTAATGGATGTGTTAGAAGAAGTAGAAGGTAAGGCTATTATCTGGGCCAACTATCAACACGATATAACTAATATTATTAAGGCAGTTGTAGAAGAGTATGGTGAAGAATCAATCGTAGATTATTATGGTTTGACACCACAAGAAGATAGACAGGAGAATATACAAAGGTTTCAAAACGATCCTAAATGTAGATTCTTAATTGGTACACCACAAACGGGTGGTTATGGTATAACTCTTACTGCAGCTAATACTGTTATATATTATTCTAACGGTTATGATCTTGAGAAAAGATTACAATCAGAAGATAGAGCTCATCGTATTGGTCAAAAGAAATCTGTGACTTATGTAGATTTAATTGCAGAAAAAACTGTAGATGAAAAAATTGTAAAAGCTCTTCGTAAGAAAATTAATATCGCATCAGAAGTATTGGGTGAAGAATTAAGAGATTGGATTTAAACTAAATCTCTAGCTGAACCAGTTATTGGTTTATATTTTGTTTTACCTTCAGATCTATAAGCATGCATAAACTGTGCACGTCTGCCTTCAGGTATCCAGCTACAGTGGATCCAGCCCGAGTTAGGTTCGCCAGGAGTGTAGTATTCAAGGATTAATTGATCTGGCTCTAAATTTTTATAAATCCAATCTGCTAATTCTGCATTGTCCGTGCCAATACATTCGAAATCCGCCGCTTCTGCACGGGCATGTTGGCTGTTCGCTGAGCTACCGATGGCAAGACATAATTCTACACTACGGAATCCACTAGTCACTTTTACTCTGCCGAAGTGGTCACGTACTGGTTGAAGAATATTTTCACACAGACCTTTTAATTTTTCTATTTGTTCTGCGTTAGGATTGTTGTTGATACCTTTACGGAT